CGATTCGCAACTTGAGTTTGACCTTGGAGAGGGTGAGAAGGCCACAGATGTGAGCTTTGACCGTCCTGAGGGCGACGAGAGTCCTGCGGCACCTGAACCAGAAGCTAATATTTTTCAAAAGCCTGAACAGGAGTCTGCTCCTAAGAATGAATTGGACGAGGTTAGTGAAGGTGTGCAAAAGCGCATCTCTAAACTCACCGCACGCATGCGCGAGGCCGAGCGCCGTGAGCAAGCAGCCCTTGAGTACGCTAAAGGCTTGCAGAACCAGACGCAGAACCTCCAGCAAAAGCTTGTGCAGACGGATTACAGCCGTTTGAATGAAGCCAAGACCCGCTTGGAGACCCAGCAAGTCCAGTTGCGTCAGATCATTGCCAAGGCACGTGAAGAAAACGATGTCAACACTGAATTGGAAGCACAAGAGCGTTTATCTGCGTTAAGCGGTGAGCAGCGTCAGGTAGCAGGCTGGCTGCAGTCGCAGCAAGAAGTTGTTCAACAGCAGCAATACCAGCAAGCGCAACCAGCACCTGCGCCACAACCTCAGCGTCCTACACCTAGCCCTCGTGCAGAGGAGTGGGCAGAACAAAACTCGTGGTTTGGACAAGACCGCGTGATGACTTATGCTGCGTGGGGCATACATCAAACACTTGTTGAACGCCTGCTGTTGCCCCTGCCGCCCGTAGTTCGGGAATAAATAGTGCGCGCCGTACTGTCCGGCTTTCGCCGAGTCAGGTTGCTATAGCAAAAAAACTGGGCGTTCCTCTTGAAGAGTATGCCAAGTATGTTAAGGAGTGAAACAATGACTAAAGTTACTATCGACAAAGCCCCTCGCGCAACACGCGATACGGAAAAACGTCGCCGTCCTTGGACCCCTCCCTCACGTCTTGACGCGCCACCTGCCCCTGAAGGGTTTAAGCATCGTTGGATCCGTGCTGAAGTAAACGGGCAAATAGACAAAGCAAACGTCTATAGCCGTCTTCGTGAGGGCTATGAACTAGTCCGTCTAGAAGAGTTGCCCGAAGAATACCAAGGCATGATGCCTACCGTTGATGACGGTAAGCATGCTGGAGTTGTTTCTGTAGGTGGACTTTTGCTTGCAAGAGTTCCCGATGAGACTATTGCAGAACGCAACGAGTATTACCGTCGTAAGGCTCAGGAACAGTTACACGCTGTTGACAACGAGATGATGCGAGAAAACGCTCACTCTACAATGCGGATCCAGAGCCCCGAGAGGAGCTCGCGCACTTCATTCCGTCAACCCTAAAAAGTTGATTTTTTAATTTTTGTAGGAGCTACAAATGGCAAATATCAATAAGCCTTTTGGTTTGCGTCCCGTTGGTAACTTGTCTGCTACTGGTGCCCAGAAGCAGTACGGCTATCAGATTGAGGATAATCAAGCCGGAGCAATTTACCAAGGCGACTTGGTCGTCGTATACGACGGTTACATCATTAAGTATGACGCATCCACACATGCCGCCCCCACAGGCGTCTTTAACGGTTGCCAGTACTATGATCCGACCCGTGCGGGCAAGCCCACATGGAAAAACTTCTACCCCGGTAGTGTCAACATCACACAAGGTATTATTGCTTGTGAAGTGTTGGATGACCCCAACCAGCTCTTCTTGATCCAAGCTGCTGGTACTATTACTCAAGCCGATATCGGTAAGAACGCTGATCCCACTGCTTCCACAACTGGTAGCACAACGACTGGTGTTTCTAACGGTACGTTGGGTACTCCCGCGAAGACTGCTGCATTGACTATGAAAATTGTCGGCTTGAGCGAACAAGCTAACAACGAATTAGGCCAGTACGCGGTTGTTGTTGTTAAACTTAATCAACACCAGTACGGTAGTACAGGCGTTGCTGCTGACGGAGCATAATCATGGCTATTACACGTTCCCAACTAGTAAAAGAACTTGAGCCCGGCCTGAACGCACTGTTCGGTTTAGAGTACAAGCGCTACGAAAACGAGCACGAAGAGATTTTCTCTATTGAGACATCTGATCGTGCATTTGAAGAAGAGGTCATGTTGACTGGCTTCGGTTCTGCTCCAGTGAAAACTGAGGGTGCCGGCGTTCAGTACGACACAGCACTGGAATCCTTCACAGCCCGCTACACACACGAAACCATCGCTATGGCTTTCGCGTTGACAGAGGAAGCTGTGGAAGATAACTTGTATGACCGCTTGTCAGGTCGTTACACCAAAGCTATGGCTCGTTCAATGAGCTTCACAAAGCAAGTAAAAGCTGCTTCTGTGTTGAACAACGGTTTCACTGCAGGCAACTATGCCGGCGGCGACGGCGTTGCATTGTTCGCAACCGATCACCCAACTGCCTTGGCTCAGAACTACTCTAACACTCCCGCAGTGGCAGCAGATCTGAACGAGACATCGTTGGAGCAGGCTTTGATCGACATCGCCGCGTTCATCGACGAGCGTGGTTTGAAGGTCGCTTTGACTGGTCGCAAGATGATTGTTCCTAAGGAACTGCAGTTCACTGCAGAGCGCCTGATGAAGAGCACTTTGCGCACTGGCACTGCTGATAACGACATCAACGCTATCAAGTCCATGGGCATGCTCCCAGAAGGCTATGCCGTCAATCACTACCTGACTGACGTCAATGCTTGGTTCATCATCACTGATGCACCTAACGGCTTGAAAATGTTCCAGCGTTCACCCATCAAGACTGCCTTTGAAGGCGACTTTGACACAGGTAACGTTCGTTACAAGGCACGTGAGCGTTACAGCTTCGGCTGGTCTGACCCACGTGGCGCTTACGGTTCGCCCGGCGCTTAATATTTCTTCGGAAATATTTGAAAAGGGAGCCTTGTGCTCCCTTTTTATTTGGTGTATATTGCAATCACTCCGGGGTAATCCGGTGCATCAAACAGTCCCGGCTGACGACATACAGATTGATGCACTTCACTTGTATGTAAGGAAAAATCATGGCATCTACCACGTTTAATGGACCAGTTCGTTCCGAAAATGGTTTCCAAGCAATTACCAAGAGCGCTACCACTGGCGCAGTCACTGTTAACGCTACTTTTGGTGCTACCACCGTCGTTACAGATTTGAACACCACCAATCTGGTTTTTACAGATCAAAACCACCCCACTACTGCCGCAATTAACGCTACTGGCGTGGCTACTGCAGCACAAGTTGCAACTGGTTACATCACTTCTACTTCAGCTTCTCCTACAACCATCACATTGCCAACAGGCACGTTACTTGGTGCTGCTATTAGTGCAACACGTGGTACTGTTTTAGAGTTGTATGTGGATAACACCGCTGGCGCATCTACTGTGACCATTGCTGTTGCTACCAACGGTATCTTGTCTAGCGCTGCTGCTGATACTGCAGGTAGTTTTGGTGACTTGACCATTGCTGCTGGTGCAACCGGCCTTGCGCGCTTCACTATCATGTTCTCAAGCGCAACAGCCTACGTGTTTACCCGTACTGCTTAATTGATCTAGGGGGCCTCGGCCCCCGTTTACAAGGAGATTAATTATGGGTTTTCAATATGACGTAAAAGCGAAGACGATGGCCACGACTGCTGCCACCGGCATCGGTCAGCCGCGCGCGCGTATCAAAGCAGTCTACTTTGTTGCAGGATCTGCTGGGTACATCTCTTTTACAGATGGTGGTTCTGGCGGCGTAGAGCGACTTCGTATAGCTGCTCCTGCTAGTACGGCAGGAAACGGTTCTACCTCTGTTTTAATTCCCGGAGATGGTATTGTCTTTTTAGATGATCCCTATTTAACAATCAGTGGACCTACTTCGGTCACATTCTTCTACGGATAAGGAGTCCAAAATGGGACGAGCAGCAAAAATGGCAGACGATCAGTACCAAGGCGAAGTTCAGCCCGGTGCACAGAAGCAAGATATGGCTAAAGGCGGCCCCAAGCAAACAGCACGCAAAACAGTGGCTCCTTCTGGTTCCACTACGCCCCGTGGTGTAGGTTTGGCTCGTAACAAGCCTTGCAAAATGTACTGAAATGGCTAAGTCTCCTGCTTGGCAGCGCAAAGAAGGCAAAAGTCCTAGTGGCGGATTAAACGCCAAGGGCCGTGCTTCAGCTAAAGCGCAGGGGATGAATTTAAAGCCTCCTGCGCCCAATCCTAAAACAAAAAAGGATGCGGCACGACGAGATTCTTTTTGCGCCAGAATGGGGGGTATGGAAGGCCCTATGAAGGATGAAAAAGGACGCCCGACACGTAAAGCGTTGGCGTTAAAAGCATGGAAATGCTAAGTTGTACGCGCTGCCATGCAGAGAAACCTGCAACCAGTGAGTTTTTTCCATTACACAATAAAAAACGTAATGGGTTAGATAGCTGGTGCCGTGAATGCCGGGCTACATATCGCAATAGCAATTGCCGTGGAAAATTTAGAGCAGTAATTTCAGATGAGAAGTTGCATGAAATAAAAACCACAGTCACAGAATGTGTGATTTGTGGCTCTAATGAGCCTTTGGTAGTGGATCATGATCATTTGACTGGGCAAGTTCGTGGTATGTTATGCAATCACTGTAATCGTGGATTAGGTCACTTTAGGGATGATCCAATGCTACTTGAGTTTGCAGCACAATACTTGTATGCTACAGCGGATCACCCCGCATGGGAAAAATACAAGAATAGTGAAAAGGTGGAGTGCTGAAATGGAACTGATGCTGTGGAACATCGGCTTGACGGCTCTTTTGGGCGTTGTTGGGTGGGTATTAAAAGAAAAATCAGAGGAGATTAATCGTCTTCAGATCCTGCTCAATCGCACCCGCGAAGAAATTGCCAAGGAATATGTGACCAAAGCCGAAGTCCATGCAGACATCAACCGTGTTTTGGACAGGTTAGACAGATTGGACGAAAAGTTAGATCGTTTAATGGCAACAACTTTAAAAGGATAGCAAAATGAAACATAAAGACGGCGGACTCGCAAAAAAAGGCGAAGGCATTGCTAAAAAAGGTTTTGCCAGTGGCGGCATGGTTGCTGGTATGGGCCAGTCACAGGGTAAAACCCTGAACCAAAACGTCAAGAAATTGGAAGGCGATAAAGTTGCCGTCCGTGGTGTTGGTGCAGCCCGTGCCCGCACAGCAATGATCTACTGATATGGCTGTTTCCGGCGTATCCGATTTCGATCTGCAGTTTGACGACCTCATAGCTGAGGCGTATGAGCGCTGCGGTATTGAAGTGCGCGACGGTTACGACATGAAGACGGCGCTACGCTCTGTCAACTTGATTTTTGCAGAGTGGGCAAACAGAGGATTAAACCTTTGGACCATTGAGCAGCGCCAGCAGGTGCTGACGCCCGGGGTGTATGAGTATGACCTACCCGCAGACACAATTGACGGCCTCTCAGCCGTGATTCGGACCAATGCAGGCCAGTCTACCCAGCAGGACATCACAATTGACCGTATAGGCCGCGCTGAGTGGCTCCATGTGCCTAACAAGCTGACTCAGTCACGCCCTGCGCAGTACTACATTCAGCGCACAGTTCCGGCCAAGGTGTTTCTGTACCCATCTCCTGATGCGACGCAGACTTGGACCTTTGTCTACTACGCTATTCGCCGCATGGACAATGCGGGCGGTTTTACTAACACTGCTGACATCTCTTTCCGTTTCCTGCCTTGCTTGGTAGCAGCTTTGGCGTACTATTTGTCGGTCAAGAAAGCGCCTGACCGCGTCATGCTGCTTAAGCAGATGTACGAAGAAGAGTTTATGCGTGCAGCTTCTGAAGACCGTGAGCGTTCGGGCTTCTTTGTGGTACCTACGTACACGCAGAGGTAAGCCATGGCCTATGTATCAGGCAAATTTGCAATTGCGCTGTGCGACAGGTGTGGCCAACGGTACAAACTCAATACGCTTATCAAGGAATGGACAGGCTTTAAAGTTTGTCCTGAGTGCTATGAGCCCAAGCATCCACAGTTGGAGCCAAAACGCACGATAAATGAGCCACAGGCCTTGCAACAGCCTCGCCCAGAGAGTAGACTCGCAGTTACCGTCTACGTCGGGTTCACGGCTGATACTTCGTTTGCTAGTATTGGGATGATGCCGATGCCTTATGCGAAGCCTTTGTGGGCTGCTGCGGTGCTTTCACCGGTCAAAACGAGCATCATATGACATACACGGAATTAAAAGCTGCGATCATTGCTTACACGGAAAATCAGAGCTTCACTGCCACTAATTTAGCCACGTTTACAAAGCAAGCAGAGCAGCGCATTTACAACTCGGTGCAGATTGCCAACTTGCGCAAGAACGTCACAGGTTCTTTGACTGCCGGCAACAAGTATTTGTCATGCCCTACAGACTACTTGTCCAGTTATTCGCTGGCTGTTTATCCATTCGTTACCACTACAGCAACAGGTACTTCTGGACAAACAACAATTACGGTTGCAAGCGCTTCTGGAATTGTGGTGGGTCAATATGTTTCCGGATCAAACATTGGCACAGAGGCCATTGTTTCTTTGATTAACGGCACTACGATTACGCTGACTGTGGCCAATAGTGGCACAGTAAACGGTACTGTCACTTTTCAAGGCGACTACACGTACTTGTTAAACAAAGACGTCAACTTCATCCGCGAAGTTTATCCAAATCCTCGCGACATTGCTGTGCCCAAGTACTATGCTATTTTTGGCCCACAGTCAACTAATGAAACTGAGTTGTCTTTTATTATTGGTCCAACACCAGATGCTAGTTATTATGCCGAGTTGCATTATTACTACTACCCAGAATCTATTGTAGATGCTGAAACATCATGGTTGGGTGACAACTTTGACTCAGTGCTCTTGTATGGCGCGCTGGTTGAGGCGTATACCTTCATGAAGGGTGAGCAGGACATGATGGTGCTGTACGATACGAAGTACAAAGAAGCACTGATGCTCTTGAAGAATTTGGGCGATGGCAAGCAACGTGGCGATGCTTATCGCGATGGTCAAGTCAAATTACCGGTGAGATAACGCATGATTACAGCAGGACTTACCGACAGTTTTAAGGAGCAATTGCTCCTTGGTGTGCATGATTTTCAGACAGATGTGTTTAAGATTGCGCTCTACACTTCTTCAGCCGTGCTGGGCCCCACTACGACCGTATACACCAGTGTGGGTGAAGTATCTGGGACAGGATATACAGCACCGGGGCAGATCTTACTGAATGTTACCGTCAATTTAGGTCTAGGGATTGGCTATGTTAGTTTCACCAATCCCGCGTGGCCCGGATCCACATTTGCAACACGTGGCGCATTGATTTACAACTCTTCAAAGAGCAATAAGTCGGTGGGGGTGTTGAACTTTGGTATTGACCAGACTATGCTTGGTCAGGAATTCATCATTCAGTTACCTACTGATGATCCAGAAACCGCTCTTATAAGGATCACATAATGTTTGCAACGGAATCTGCTGGGGAAATTGGCAATGTGCTGGTGCACAAGGTCGATTTTCGTGGCTTTAATCCAGAAGAGCTTGCTGATCAAGCTTTGAATAGAATCATTTATGTTGGGGATCAGTCCCACCCGGCCATTCGCGATCAGGCTCAAGCCTTTCGTGAACACATCCGTGGTGTGTTGGTGTTCTACATGAAACGCGCAATTGAGTCTAATAATACGACTCTGGCTAACAAACTCCGC